GCACTAACTGGTGAAGATGCCAAAGCTAAAATTAAACAAGTAGAAGAACAGAACAACATAGCTGCTTTCCAAGCAAAAATAGCCGAACTGGGTCCAGAACAAGCAGCCCGGATCAATGCAGGCATGGCTACCATGACTGAGCTTGAAAAGAAAAATTTCCGTGATCGTGTGGTATTCAATGGTGCTGTGATCAATCAAGAAGGAGCCATGAAGGAAGCTAGTAATCGTGTGGCGGCAGAACAGGGCAAAGAAATCTATTTGAAATTCCTAGCGGGTGCGTTTGATACTAGAAGCGTAGCAGAAATACAGGGAAAATATTCACAGGCTAGTATAGAAGCATTTAAAAAAAATCAAGCATTGAACATAGCAGGGATGGCCGCAGGAGATGCCAAGATTACCGCTATAACACAGGATAATCTTGCTGAGTTCCAAAGAGCACAAAGGATCACTAAAGACGGAGTAGCAGGAATTATAGCAGATATAGAAAGTGGTAAACAGCCCGGTGACAAACTAACAGACGGATTCATCACAGCCAGCACTGCCGCTCAAAAACTAGCAGTGGCTTTAGAAGATACACTACTACCATTGCTCAGCAAATATGCAGATGTAACAGGCACAATGCTCAAAGGCATACAGAAGATAGTTGAAAGCATTTATGGTAAATCTGCAGCAGCTGCTACTGGTACTACAGCAACTGAAAACATGATGAACATAGCTACCACAGGAAAAAATCCAACAGGTGAAAAAGTTGGATTCTTTGAGCAGTTCTTTAATACAGTTGGTGCGGCCGCAACACCAGTTACACCAGTGATCCAAAAAGGTAAAGCCCTTGGTGGTATCAGCAGAGGTCCAGTTAGTGGATATTCAGAAACTCTACATGGTACTGAAGCAGTGGTGCCACTACCAGATGGTAGAAGTATTCCTGTAAGCATGGACAGCAGTAGTATCACAGCCGCTGTAAATCAACAAAGTGGCATCCTAGCCGAAATCCTCCGTGCCATGCAAAACAACAACAGCCTAACATCACAAATAGTACAGAACAGTTATTAACCTGATAAATACTGTTAACTTAAAGAGATTATACAATGGCTTGGACAAAATATTTCAAAGCGGCAAACCCAGAAACCAGTGGATCGATGAGTCCCATCAGTGGGCGTACTAATGCAGTAGATCCAGGATATCGTAACTTTGCTAGTAAACTACCAGAAGTCTACATCGGCCACCCAAATCGCACAGAACGCTATAATCAATATGAACAGATGGACATGGACAGTGAAGTCAATGCGGCCCTAGACATCATCGCTGACTTCTGTACTCAAACAAATTTAGAAAATGGTACAGGATTTGATCTATTCTTTAAAGAAAAACCAACTGACAATGAAATCAAGATCCTTAAAGATCAACTCAATCAATGGTGTAATCTAAACAAATTTAACAAACGCCTGTTCAAATTAGTCCGCAATACAATCAAATACGGTGACCAGGTATTCCTGCGTGATCCAGAAACATTTGAACTATATTGGACAGAGATGTACAAGGTAGTCAAAGTCATCGTTAACGAAGCTGAAGGCAAGGAACCAGAACAATATCTGATCAAAGATATCAATATCAATTTTAAAAATCTCACAGCGACCAGTATATCAGCCAGTGACACTTATATCAATCATCCACAGGTCGGCGGACCCAGCGGTAGTTACGTACAACCCAATGTTCCTTACAGCGGTGGCAGTCGTTTTAGTCACGCACAGAATGAAGCACCGATCGATGCTGAACATGTAGTACATATAAGTTTAACAGAAGGTCTGGATGTCAATTGGCCATTTGGTAATAGTATCCTTGAAAGCATTTTCAAAGTGTTCAAACAAAAAGAATTATTAGAAGACGCTATCCTTATCTATCGTGTGCAACGTGCTCCAGAACGTCGTATCTTTACCATTGATGTAGGTAATATGCCAACACACATGGCCATGGCCTTTGTTGATCGTGTTAAAAATGAAATACATCAACGTCGTATTCCTACACAAACAGGTGGCGGTAGCAACATGATGGACGCCACATATAATCCATTAAGCACTAACGAAGACTATTTTTTCCCACAAACAGCAGATGGTCGTGGCAGTAAAGTAGAAGTTATGCCCGGCGGTAGTAATCTAGGTGAGATCACCGACCTACGTTTCTTTACTAACAAGATGTTCCGCGGATTGCGTATTCCGTCAAGTTACTTGCCAACAGGTGATGATGAAAGCGAACGTGGATACAGCGATGGCCGTTCAACCACAGCATTGATACAAGAATGGCGCTTTAATCAATACTGCAAACGCTTGCAAATGTTGATAGTTGACAAACTAGACACAGAATTTAAGATGTTCATGCGATGGCGTGGTATCAACATCGATGGCAGCGTATTTGAATTACGCTTTAATGAACCACAAAATTTTGCCAAGTATCGCCAAGCAGAAATTGATGCTACTCGTATACAGGCATTTACCCAATTAGAACAAACACCATACCTTTCAAAACGTTTCTTGCTCAAACGCTATCTTGATCTCAGCGAAGAAGAAATGCAGGACAATGAAGAAATGTGGAATGAAGAAAATCAAAGTGCTGAAGAAACCACAGCACCAGATGCTGGCCTACGTGCAGTTGGCGTAACCAACGCTGGTATACAGCAAGATCTTGATAATCTAGCACCGATAGCTCCGATGCCAGGTGAGATACCAGTAGGCGCAGCACCAGAAACAGCAGGAGCAGCACCAGAAGCACCCGGTGGTAGCCTGGGTTTATAGGCAATTTGGTAAATACTCTTATGAACATCTTAGAAATATTTGAACCTAATCCTACTGGCTACGCTACAGAAAAAGACGATAATTCTGCGGAAAAGCTCAGCGATCTACGCAAGACCAAATTGACCTTAAAACAGCTTAATCGTTTGAGAATCATGAATGATGTACGTAAGTTAGAGCACGAGCAAAAACTAGAAACAGTGCGTACACAGTATAAAGCCCCGGCTGCTCAAGCACCAATGATGTAATTATCCTCCAAAAACAATCAAAAACAACGCATTTAACCCCATTTCTGTAATCTAAGTGTAAATATATAAACATAATACATTTAATCAACGTATTAGTCCGGATTTAATATTAATTTTAAGGAGTTCTTTCATGAACAAATATGAACAACTGATCGAGCACATTATCAATGATGAAACTGATAAAGCTCGTGAATTATTTCACACAATCGTGGTTGAGAAATCACGCGATATCTACGAAAATTTAATCGATGAACAAGACCTAGACGAAGTAGGTGGTAACGAAGTTGAAGATCTAGTAGACGAAATCACTATCGATGAACAAGGTATGACTGAAGAAGAAGAAGGCGAAGAAGGTGCTGAAGAAGCTCCTGCTATGGACGCTGATGAAATGCCAAGCGAAGAAGGTCACGAAGAAGCTGAAATTGAAGATCGCGTAGTTGATCTTGAAGATGCACTTGACGAACTTAAAGCTGAATTTGATGCATTAATGGCTGGTGAAGAATCTGAAGAAGAAATGATGCCAGGTATGCACGGTGACAAAGATGCTGACGAAATGGAAGGCATGATGTACGAAGAGCAATCAGAATTCTTTGAAGCTAAAGACGAAGATGAAGATGAAGAAGATAAAGAAGAAGATAAAGAAGATAAAGAAGTTGTAAAAGAATACGTAGAAAAAGTAGCTGCTCCTTCAAACAAAACTGAAGGCGGTGAAGTTGGTAAAGGTGGTTCAGCAAACGTAAACAAAGCTTCACCATTAGCTGGTAAGAATGACATGGGTGGCTCTGCAGCAAATATTGCTACAGGTAAAGCTAATCCAGATCCAAACGGCACTAGCCCAAAAGCAACTGTTAAACCAAAAGGCGAATTAAAAGGCGCAGGTTCATATGAAAATGTTCCAGGTGCTAAAGCTGGTCAAGCATTTGCTAAAAAAGAAACAGCAGTCAAAGCAGAAGTTGGTGGCGTTAACAAAACTAGCCCACTAGCAAAATAATTAGGAAACTATAATGGCATTTTATCTTAAAGAGAACTTAACTTTTGATGCTGCGAGAATGGAAGTCTTGACTGAAGACTCGCATGATGGCAAAAGTAAGAATCTTTACATGAAGGGCATATTCATCCAAGGTGGTGTTAAGAACCACAATGATCGTGTATACCCAGTGAATGAGATCGAACGAGCCGTTTCTGCATTAAATGAACAGATCAAGGGTGGTTACAGCGTCTTAGGCGAAGTTGATCACCCAGATGATTTGAAAATTAATCTAGATCGCGTTTCACATATGATCATTGATATGTGGATGGATGGTCCTAACGGTTTTGGTAAATTAAGAGTTCTTCCTACTCCAATGGGTGTACTAGTTACTACCATGTTGGAATCAGGAGTAAAACTTGGTGTTTCATCTCGTGGTAGCGGCAACGTGAACGAGGGAGACGGCAAAGTAAGTGACTTTGAAATAGTCACAGTAGATGTAGTTGCGCAACCAAGCGCACCTAACGCATATCCAACAGCGATTTACGAAGGACTGATGAATATGAAAGGTGGTAGCAAGGTATTCGAAATGGCACGTGAAGCCAGCGCAGATCAAAAAGTACAGAAGTATTTGAAAGAAGCTGTAACAGGCTTAATCAAAGATCTAAAAATTAAATAGGAGATCACAATGTTAGACGCTATCAAACCATTGTTAGATTCCGGCATCATTAACGAAGAAACTCAAGCAAGTTTAACAGAAGCTTGGGAAACTAAATTAACTGAAGCTCGTGAGACTATTCGCGCTGAATTGCGTGAAGAGTTTGCGGGTCGCTATGAACATGACAAAAATGTAATGGTTGAAGCTCTAGACAAAATGGTTACTGAACAACTCTCCGCTGAACTCAATGAGTTTGCCGAAGAGAAGAAAGCTCTTGCAGGAGATCGCGTGAAATTTAAAACTCACATGATCGAAAGCGCAGGTAAGTTTAATGACTTCCTAGTTACTAAACTTGCTGAAGAAATCAAAGAGTTAAGATCGGATCGCAAAACTCAAACTGAAGCAGTTGCTAAGTTAGAGAAATTTGTTATCCATGCCTTAGCTGAAGAGATCAAAGAGTTTGACCAAGACAAGAAAGCTGTAGTTGAAACTAAAGTGAAACTAGTAGCAGAAGCTAAACAAAAATTAGCGGAACTACAAGGTCAATTTGTTAAACGCAGTGCTACCCTTGTTAAGGAAGCAGTAGCAAACAATCTAGGCTCAGAACTAGCTCAACTTAAAGAAGATATTCAAACTGCTCGTGAGAACATGTTTGGACGTCGCTTATTTGAAGCATTTGCAAGTGAATTTGCTGTTACACACCTAAGTGAAAACAAAGAATTTGCAAAACTTAAAGCAGAACTTGAAACAAAAGATCAAGTTATCGCTGAAGGCCAAAAAGCAATCGCAGAAAAAGAAGCTCTAGTTGAAAGCAAGAATCGTGAAGTTAAAGTGATTACAGAAAGCATTACTCGTAAAGAGAAGCTTGCTGAATTATTTAAACCTCTAAACAAAGAGAAAGCAGATGTAATGTCTAGCTTACTCGAAAGTGTGCAAACTGAACGTCTTCAGGCTGCATACGAAAAGTATCTACCCGCAGTTCTAAATAACTCTAGTGTTAAGAAAGCTGAAAAGCCAGTATTAGCTGAGAGTCGTATAGAAGTAACAGGTGATAAATCTGCTAAAGACGACGCCGACGCCAATAACAATGTTATTGAAATCAGACGTTTAGCAGGGCTAAAATAGTAATAATTTTTTTTAAGGAAAATAAGAAATGACAACCCAACTATTAGAAGGCCGTTGGAATGAGACCAAAGACGCCCTGTTAGAAGGTCTACAAGGTTCGAAAAGAACCACAATGGCAGTAATTTTAGAAAATACAAAAAGACACTTGGTTGAAAATGCAACTAGTGGTGGTACTAGCGCAAGCAACGTAGCAACACTAAACCGCGTTATTCTTCCAGTGATTCGTCGAGTAATGCCAACAGTTATCGCCAATGAAATCGTTGGTGTACAACCAATGACTGGCCCAGTAGCTCAAATCCACACTTTACGTGTACGTTATGCTGATACCAATGATGCAACAGGTTCTGCAAACGACGTAACAGCTGGTGATGAAGCTCTTAGCCCGTTCAAAGTTGCTGTTGCTTATTCTGGTGATGGAACTGCTGGTCTAGCTAGTTCAACAAGCACACTAGAAGGCGCACCAGGTAAGAGAATCAACGTTCAAATCTTGAAACAAGTTGTTGAAGCTAAAACACGTAAATTGTCTGCACGTTGGACTTTTGAAGCTGCGCAAGATGCACAATCTATGCACGGTTTAGATGTTGAAGCAGAAATCATGGCAGCTTTAGCACAAGAAATCACAGTTGAAATTGATCAAGAGATCTTAGCATCTCTACGTTCATTAGCTGGTAATACATTCAACTACAATCAAGCTACAGTTTCAGGTACAGCTACATTCGTAGGTGACGAGCATGCTGCTCTAGCGGTTACAATCAACCGTGCAGCTAACTTGATCGCTCAACGTACACGTCGCGGTGCAGGTAATTGGGCTGTTGTAAGTCCAGCTGCTTTAACAGTATTACAATCTGCAACTACTTCAGCTTTTGCTCGTAGTACAGAAGGTACTTTTGAAGCTCCAACTAACACTAAGTTCGTAGGTACTTTAAACAGTGCTATGCGCATTTATGTTGACGGTTATGCTTCAGACACACAAGAAGTATTAGTTGGTTACAAAGGTTCTAGCGAATCTGATGCGGCAGCGTTCTATTGCCCATACGTACCACTAATGTCATCTGGTGTTGTTCTTGATCCAAGTACTTTTGAACCAGTAGTAGGCTTCATGACACGTTATGGCTATGTTGAATTATCTAACACAGCTTCATCTCTTGGTAATGCAGCAGACTATCTAGAAGAAGTAGGTGTATCAAACCTATCATTCCAATAATATTAAGTATTATTGTATTGAAATTCAAAAAGCCCGGAAACGGGCTTTTTGTTTGGCTGAAAATCCAAAAAACGATAAATACTTTGTTCGCTCTTAATCGAGAGTTTATGCGGTCCCCACCGCGTAGGCCTAGAACGCTAACATTTTAAGGAGAAACAAATGGGACGTCCTATTAAGAAAAGATTTATTAACACTGGATCAAGCACCAATGCGTCTGGTGGTGAAAGCGTTGCTTCATTGGTAGCACATGGTGGTAACAATTATTCAGCAGGTACAACTATTGCGTTCCCAGCACCAGGTCAAGGTGGTGGTAGCACTGCCACAGCCACAATTACATTCGTGGCCCCCACAGCAGGACTTACTGGTAATGGTAACATAGCAAGTGTCACATTAACATCAGCAGGTGGCGGATATCTAGTGAGAAATATCCAAGCCAATGTTACATTTGGATTCAACAAACCCGCTAACGTGGTGGTGGATGGGTTTACACAGATTGCAGGAAATGTATTCAAGTTTTCGTCAGGTGTAACCAGCGGAATCTACGAAGGTATGGTTGCTAACGTGTTCTTTACTACAGCACATTTAGGTAATCCAACCAAGGTTGTTAGTGTTAATACAACCACTGGTAATATCACCATGTCTATGGCTAACAGCGCGGCTATCACTAGCCCAATTAGCTTTGGTGACGTTGGTCGCTTGGGTAATGTGGTAGCCACAATGGATCCCGCAGTGACCACAGCCAATACCATACAGGCCAATGCATTTATCACTGGCGGCGCAGGTGGAAGATTATCTGATATCACTAGTGTAAAAGGTTCTCGTCGTTATAGAGTAACCAACGATCAAGGTTCTGGTACAGTTCGTTTGATTTTAGCAACAGAAGTCGCAGCAGCCAATACAGGAGTTGGTCCACATGCAGCAGGATTAATGACTATTTCTGCTACTGACAGTGTAGGTGGTACATATTTTGTTACCAAACTAGATGGTCGTACAGTAACAGTATCACCAGCTGGTGCAGCACCAGGTGGTCAATTTGCGGCTAATGCACAGGCAATTTGGAGTGTAAATGCTGCGGTACTCAATACCACAGTAAAACTAGCAACAAACGACTAATCATAGTCAAACTAAGAATAGCACCTTCGGGTGCTATTTTTTTGAATTCGTTTTTGATGATAAATAATAAAAACGGAATAATTTACAATGGCCGCAGTTAAAAGACTTAATACTACCTATACGCTCGATACCACAGATGTATATCTCACTGGTAATCTACACGTTCTTGGTGTTTACGATACTACCAACGTAACTAATACTAATGTAGAAGATAAAGACATCACATTAAACGTAGGGGAAGCTGGTTGGGGAGTTGGTGGTAATGCTGCCCCAGGACAATCTAGCATTATCGTTGATCGCGGACTACAAGCCAATGTTTCTATACGCTGGAATGAAATTTATGACAACTGGGAGCTAACTACTAACGGTGCAGCATTTTCTAATATAGCAACATCGTCAACTTCAGGAATAACAGCGGTAGTACAAGATACCGGCCCAAGATTAGGCGGCAATTTAATAACCAACGGATTTAACGTACAATTACAGTCATTGCTCACTGCTAATCCACCAACAGCAGTGGCTAGTAATGTTATATTATATTCAGATACGGTAGGCAGTGCTGGCAGTGGATTGTTCGTAGTAAACAGTGGAACAGCAAGTGATGAATTAGTAACCAAATCGAAGGCCATAGTGTTTTCGATAATATTATAGGATAGAAAAAATGGCAATAAC